TTCTAGTGCTGTCTGTGGTGATGGGGACGGCTTCGGCCTACTCCACTACTACTCGCAAACCGGCCACGACAACCGCAACCCCGAAGCTCATCGGCATCTCTGCAAACTGCACCCAGAATCTTACATTCTGTGCGGTTTCTCTGTCCAACAACGGAAACACTACATCCACCTGTGCCAACCTAACCAGCTGTCTACCACTCAATGCAACGGCGGATACGCTGACGTACGTCTGTGGTAACCTGACCGGTTGTGCTCTCTACGATAGCAGCAAATCAAACGGCTGTTGTACTGTGGATACCATTGTCGGTCTGGTAGTCGGTCTTGGTCTCGCGCTCGTGTTAATAGTGTTCCTAAGTTGTCGTTAGATGCATTTGCATCCAACTTTTTTTGTTATTATTATCAAATATATAATCAATATATAACCAATACATAATAATAAAAAAGAATATAAATATCAATTAAATAAATACACATTTACAATTTAGTATGTAATCTTACCAATTGCAATATAAAGTAGATACATTGTCCCATGTTGTACATCTCCTCTCCAAGAACTAAATCTAGGATTCGTATCCAAATAACCAAGCAATTCACTAGATGTTGCCTTTGGTGGCTTAGTTGCCATTATTTCATCAATGAGCTTTTGCAATGATTCTGGTAGTATAAGTTCAGATGATAGGTCGTCTAGGTGGTCATAGCCAATGTTCCATTCATCACAACACTCGTGGACAAGTGCCTTGAAAAGGTCATGCATTCTGGAAGATATATATTTTTAATTACTGGTGAATAGTATTTCAATTTTATGAAAATAAATACTAAAAATGTTAAAAAATAGATTATCTTTACCATAATCTCTAAACGATTATAAATTTAGGGTATAGGTTAGTGGTTAGCTTTGCTAACCACTCAACCTTCTAAAGGCAAGCTCTGTTTGCCTTTTCAGGTAAATTATCATAAAAAGTATAGATTACTGTCATATCGGTAGGACAACAAAATCGTTTAGAGATTAAACAGAGTGTAAATATTTCATTTTTTAATTTTTTTTTATGTTTTTTATCTGAAAATATTAGTTGTTAATATTTTTCTATATTTTTTATATATGATAATAACAAATAATATTAAGTAATAAATATATTTGTAGGAATGTTAGTTGTGAAACCTTTTGTAGATTTATCTAGATTGGAAATTAAAAATTTCTATGATTTAGTATCAAAAAGTGATATGAATAAAGAAATTGATAATTCAATATTATGGGAATTGCTTTATTTGAGACAAATAATGAGTGAAAAAGATAGTAAAAAATTGTCAAGTGTAGAATTAAATAATAAAATGAGATTAGATTATGTTATTTATAATGATAATGATGCTATTGGATATTTTTGTGTGCGTAGAATTACTAATAAAGTTAAGATCAAATATGAATTAATTTTGTTTATTAATGAAGCTAATTTAGATTCTTCTATAATAAATAGATTGGAAAAGGAATTAATAAATATTAAAAATAAATATTATTTACCAACAACAATATTTAATTTATCTGTTAGTTCTAATAATATTAAAATGACAGATATTTTAGATAAAAGTAGTTTTAAATTAATATATATAGATAATAAAACTTATAACATAGCTCATAAAATATACGAAATATAATAGGCATATCAAGTATATAATCTAATTAATTTTTGTAAATAATTATATTTTCTTTGTTTTATTTTTCTTAGTATTATTATAATAATAGTTCATCAAATGGAACCTATATTAAAATCTATATATGAAATTACATTAGTTGATATAAATAAATATAATTATGAAAATATAGGATTACCAAAAATTGAAGAATTTTCTAAAAACCCTGTATTTTTTAATAAAAATAAAGAAAAATGTGATAGAATGAAATTACTTTATCGATTAACAAAGGAAAACGTTGTTGGTAAATATAAAAATATTAAAGAATATTTAACAACATTTAACATAACTCTAAAATTAGGTAATATAAAATATCATTTATATTTTAATAATTTAATTATAGAAAGATTAATTTTAGACAATATTAATAAAAATAAGTTAATATTAACATCAAGTTTAGATGAACTAAAAATTCTGAATAAATATAATTTAGATTTGGTTGCACTATATAATAAATATGAAAATTTAGATAATTTTATTAAGAGCATACATAATGATATTTCTAAAAGAATAATAGATAGCACTACGACTGAAAAATTTATAAAATTTATTGAAGATAATATAAATAATAATAAAAAATATAATTTTATATATATTAATAATATTTTTTTTAATTATGAATGGATTATACAACCTATATCATTAATTGTTAAACTGCCTTCATTTTTATTAATAATATTGAATTCTTTATTAATACTAGATGAAAATGGTAGTATATATATACAAATAATACAAGGTCATGTTTTTAATATTCCAATTTTTGCGAAAATATTTGGATTATTAAGTAGTTTGTTTAAATCTTATAAAATTAATAATTATGAAAAATTATTTATTAGATTAGAATTTCATAATTTTAAAGGATTAGCAAAACATTCGATTGATAGTGTATATAATTTAATAGATATATGTAAAAAAAATTTAAAAAATGTATTTTCTCTAGATGATATAGTTAGTTGTATTATTTCTAATAATTTTTATTATTATCTTTCTGATAGTAATATAGATAAAATTAATAATATTTATAAGCATCATATTACTAAAGAAATACTTTATGATATTACTAATATAAATTTAAATTATAACGATAATTATAATGGATCAAATATTGTTAAAGAACTTAATACAATAGAAAATGAATATAGATTATATTGGAATCATTATATGGAATCAGTGAAGATTAATAAAAATAAAGCATACGGTAAATTTATACAAGATACAATATTAAATATGTTTTTAATATTAAATAAAAATAATTTAACTGATAATATTATTTATAAGAGTATTTTCAACAGTGAAATAATTGATTTTAATAATAATATTAAATTATTATTGAATCAAAGTATTAATGAGATACTTATTAATGATTATACAAAAGGTTCTAAAACTAAAATATCAAATTTTATAAGCAGTAAAAACATAATAAATGCAAAGAAAACGAAATTAACAACAAAATTAACAAAGAAATCAAAACAATACGATTCCTGTTTTCTAGATACTTTATATACTGAAAGTAAATATATTACACTAATAAAAAATAAAATTACTACAAAAAAAATATTATTATATTATAACAAATATAATTATAATAACGAAATAAATGAAATAATTAAATCTAATAAATCATTATTTCAATCAAAAATATTATGTTTTTCTTCTGAAAATATAATTAATAAGAAATATGATAATAAATTTAATAATAAGTTTAATAATAAAAATATAATACTACAAACTGAAAATTTAAATACTGTGGATAAAATATTAAATTTTATAAATAACAATATTGATATAAATAATTATTTGAAAGACACAGATGAAATAACATTATTTTATGATATTAATTATAGTAAAATTTGTAATTATATGGAGTGGGTTAAAAAAATATTATTACCATTAGTTATATTATGTATTTTAGAGAATAAGAATAATTGTAGAATTAATGTCGTAGTAAAAATTAATATTATTAGTTCAGAATTAACAAATAATGAATGTAGTATATTTCCGTTTATAACAAATGTAATTAATATTTATAATTTATTATTCAATAAAGTTATATTAAACAAACCAATGAACACAAACAATGATAATCTGGAATTTTATATTATTGCGCAAAATTATATTAAAAAGAATAAATTAATTGATATAACAAATATTGTAAATAAATGTTATAATAATTCTAGTCCCAAAATACTAAATTATTGTAAAATTATTAAAAATACAAATGTTAATAATAAAATTAATACATTTTTATATAATATAATAGAATGGAAAAATAATTTGAATATTGAATTATATAGATATGCCAGATGTAATAATAATTTTGGTAAATGTATTTTATAAAGTTAGTAAACCGGATGCTTTAATTAATCCACTAAAAGGACGTGATAATGATTTATTAAAATAATAATCTGAATGTGTTTTTAATTTATCTAGAATATGTTCAAATGAAAAATGTCCTTGTATATTTGCAGAATATCTATAAATATCTGTTTTAGAAGATAAAAATTCTTTTTCAAAATGTATTTGTTCCAAAGGTTTAAAATACTGAGATTTTGGTTCAATATGAATATGAAATGATGATGTTGGTATATCACTTAATTCATTTATATTCATTACATTAAAATCATATTCATTTATACCATATGCAGCTGATATGAATATCTTTACACCTTTTAGTATTTCATCAATTGCTTGTATTTCATCAGGTTTATTTATAGAGCACGTTTGATATAAAGTGCATTTTTTTGCAACTTCTGATTTAACAAAGTTTTGTATGTTTCCAATCTGTCCAGTTAAACTTTCAATTTTATTAAAAATATCAATAACTACTTCAATCGGAACTATCCACAATGTAAATTTAAAAATTTTTTTATTTTGGTGTTTTAAATATGTATCTGTTAAATGTTTTGATTTTGCTACATCCCCACTAAATCTATCTAATATACCTAAATATTTATTATGTTTATATATAAAATAGACATTGTTATCTCTTTCTCCTCTAAAATCTATTGAATTTGCAGTATTATTTATACTTAAATTGGTTTCGTCTTTAAAGTTTTCATATAAAATTCCATTTGGATTTTTAAGTGTTTCTAGATTTATTTTTTTATTGGAAAAACATAATGAATGTATTAATGAAATTAATTTTATTATATGATATTTATATGGATTTTGAATAGTTATTCCATTACTTGTTATAGTATCTTCTTTAAAAATTGTATCTAATCCATTATATTGTCTATATAATGATAAATATAGGGATTTTAATTTAAATTTCTCTTTTAAATTATATTCTTCGACTAATAATATTCTAAATAAATTGCCAGAATATCCATAATAATGAACTTTTAATAAATCAGTATCATAATATTCTAATTCATTTATTTTTGATAAAATATCTTCTGAATTATTCATTTGAATTTTTAATACAACATTGTAATATTTAATTGTACCATCAACATTATTAACTCTTATTAATAATGTTATATGATCACTATAATTATTGTATGCTAATATAATCTTGCTTGTTTCATTAAAAATTGTTTTTATTACAGGCATAATAGTTGATTTATCAGTAATCTTATTATTATTACTAAGAAGCATAACTGTTTGTGAAATAGTTCCTTTATTGTTATTTTTTTGGGTTTTTTTATTTCTATTATGTCTGCTATTATGTCTGCTATAATGTCTACTATTATATCTGCTATTATGTCTGCTATTATGTCTTGTTATTGGCACTTTATTATAACTATCTAGTTCTGTATTCATTAATGAATAATTCATTGGACATACAGCCCAGAAAGGTAATCCTTTATATTTTTCCATACCATTAAATGTACCATCACATTCTAGAATACATGATTTAATTAATTCTTCTAAAGTTATAATTTTATTATAAAAAGTATTTTTCCTGCTTAAAAAATGTAATGGATGGACATATTCCGTATTTATGTTGAAATATCTATCTAATTTTACATAAGAAAATATTTGATCAGTTTTTGGTATTTTATATTTTTCTAAGAATTTAGATCTGATAATATCTAAAATTTTTGTAAATACTGGTAAATGTGATTTATTAATCTCTCTAAATGTATATATCAATGGTTCCAATGTACCATCTGCATTTTTAACAACTATTTCCCAACCATAATTTAAACCTACATTGGGTAATTTAAATTTATCACCAAATAATTTTTTTAATTTTAATCTAAGTATTTTTTTAAAATTACTTACATCTTCAGCTGATAATAATTTTTTATCATCACAATATTTTGTTTCATATTCAAGATAATCAAATATCAAATCTGTAATATCTACACTATCTGGATTTTTTTCATGATATATAATTAATAATTGTTTAATATAACTTTCATAATTGTTTATATGGTCACTAATAATGGCATCGTATTCTGGTTCTTTAAATATTTTCATATTTAAATTAAATCCTGGGGTTGGATAACCTATTATATAACATTTGGTCTGTACATTATCAATATCATTATAATCTATTACATCAATTAGAACATCTTCCCTAATATTACCTTCATTATCAACAAATATTGAGTTTTTATATTCAGATGTATGTTCTGGATTAATATATTTTTTTACGCAATCACATAATGGACGCCAGAATGGATAATTATATCTATAATAATCATTTGGATCATCTTTAAAATTATCGCTATTACTTGTTGTAATACCATAACTAGTTTTGCATGGATGTTTAATTCCCAATACATTATCAGATACATTTTGTTTAATATTTATTAATGTTGTAAGTTTATCTAATTGCGATTTATAATAATGACGCAATGTTTTAATATTACTACCATAATCTCCAATTTGCAAATCAACACCTTGTGAATTGCTACCTGATGCGCTTTCTAGTGATTTACTAAATTGTTCTAAACATTCATATAAATTTTTAAAATTTACAGTGGCTAATTTTCTTTCTTTATAATTGTATGATATTTTATAAGGATATGAATTAGCTCCAAATACTGGCATTGTGTCATTTACTTTTAATTGCAGAAATAGACTATAAGTATCACTCAGTTTAAGATTTTTTGTATTTAATAAATATTGTAAGTAATCTACTGAAAAATTAACAGTATTAATATTTGTATAAATATTTCTAGATTCATCATATTTTTTAATAATACCCATACTTAATTAATTGTTATTATTTTGCTATTATTTTGTTATTATTTTGTTAGTATTTTGTTATTATTTTATATATTATTTTTGAAAATTAATTAGTTAATCTAGTTTTAATTTAGTTTCGAAAATGATTCTAGATTTATAATTTTCTATTTTTTTATTATTAATATTTTCAAATAAAGGTTCAAACACAACATCATCAACCCAATTAAACAACAAATCTTCCAATTTCTTATGTGTTTCCGGTTCCTTCGACTTATATGTACCCTCCGCATTACATTCTATCAACACCACAGTCAAATCATCACGTATCATTAAATCAACCCCAAATATATTAAATCCATTTTCCACATTATCATATAATCCTACAGATTTCGATAATAATTCCGATACTGCTATGAATATTTTACGTATTTGCTTAAAAATATTATAAATTACTTCAAAATTAATATCTGTACGTCCAGTATGTGCATTTGTAAAATCTAAAGGAAAAAACAAATCTTCTGGCGTACTTTTCATATGAGTATCGTGAATTTCAGGATTATTCCAGTCTGATTGTACATAGGGTAATTTGGATATAAATATCCTCCCAAAATCAAGCATATATGTTGAAAAATTTCCGTGAATTATACTAGCTAATAAGAAAGTGCGAATATGGCATTTATGACCACGGAATAATAGTGGATTAGTTATGTAATCGCTAATGAGAACATTATCATATTTCTGGAGTAAATCTTTAGCTTGATTTAGGGTTTTAGTGTCGTGAATAATTACTATATCTTTGCCACCATAACCAATTGCTTGTTGTCCTTTTTCCCTTTTCTCTTCTAGAATATTTATAGGTCGTGCTATATATATTCTGGCAGATGTTAAAAAATTAGGTTTCCAAGATTTTTTTAAAAGTTGTGAATGGGCAATATGATGTTTATAGATATCTGGAAAATGTTTTTGCATACCTAAATGTAATTGATCTTTATTAGAAATACTTTCCATATTAGTAAGACTATTTTGCAAATATATTGGTGTTTTATAATATTTTCTTTTTAACCAATGCATACTGTTTTCATCATAATTTAACCACACAAACATAATTTTACGTGTCATGCAATCGAATTGATTACACTCATTTAAACCATATCCTTTTAGTTGGGAACGCATCATAGAGAAATCCAAAACCTGTTTTGATTTGTCATTAGGTTCTATTATGGTATATATAGGATTATATGGGCGCATATCTAGATGGACATAATTAAATTTGGTATGAAAGCCCTTTGGTTTTTGGAATAAGGTGCGCTGCACTTTACTACCATGTAATTTTTTTTGTTTTTTAGATTGTTTTTTCTTAGGCGGATGTTTATTTACAAAAATTTTTTTGGTATGCATTCTAGCAGATCCTAATATTTACTATTTAGATATATATTCTATATGGATTTTTCTATATTAATTATCAAAGCATCTCTCTTGGTAATACAATTACTAGAATTAAATTTTTATAAAATTATATTGCTATAATTTATAAATACTCAAAATTATGGCTGAAAATAATTCAGGTAATGATTATGAAGAAATAGTATTTTATGATTATATTAGAAATGATCTAATTACACAGATTAATAATATAAAATTTGCGTACAAACATGAAATTTTCCCATCATCATTTATATATACTAATGATAATACTAGATTATATATTCATAAATTTATATCTCCTAATGCAAATATAATTTACGTATTACACCCAAAAGTACGTGAGATATTATTAGCAAAATATTCTGAAAAAGAATATTATAAAATTATGATTGCATTTGCAGAATTAGAACCTGGTAACACATTGGTTATTGATGTAAATCCGATTATCAAAAAATATGTTGATAAACGTAAGCCAAATTCTAATAGTAAGTATAATTTTACAGTTGAATACAAAACTGAAATCAATGATAGTAATATAATCAATTATACAACATTGAATATATCTAGAAATAATGCACAAATGAATATGAATACGAATGCGAGTGCCAATGCCAATGCCAATGCATTATCACCTAAGCTCGCACCCGACTATAATATGTCATCTAATCCACCATACCCGAATCGTGGAGAATTTGTATTCGGCAATAGTGGATCAGAATATTCTAACTATTCTACTTTTTTTTATCCTAATACACTAGTTAGTCTAAATGCTGATGCTGATCCAAGTGATTTTTTAACACCACCACGACAGAGAGGTGGATATAATAAAAAAAGATTATCCAGAAAGAAAACACATAAAAAAACAAAAAAATATATTTCCAATAGAAGTAAGAAATTTATAAATAAAAAAAAAATAAAAATAAAAAATTACATATAATTTCGAACATAGTTTAGAAAACATTAAAAAGAATGCATCTAGAATGATTACAAGTTATATTTCTTTTATTCTAGAATAAATTAGTTTAGAAAAAAATTATTCTTTATAGTAATTGTGTAAAGAATTTATTCATAAATGTATAATTGGAACTACATAAAATACCTATTTCTCCAAATGTATTTTGCATATATTCAATTTGGTCATTAGATATACAGAAACAATAATAATATCTCTTAATATTGCTATTGCAATATTCAATAAAATCCTTATAAAAAATTATTATGTTTTGACTTTTTACATTATCTAGAATTGTTTGTGTTATTTGCGCATTTTTCATAAAATTAAATATATTTTGATTAAAACATAATAAATTACAATACACGGTACTGTTAAGAACTGGATTATTATTATTTATTAATATTCTAGTTATATAAGTAGGAAATATCTTTAGAATGAGATAATCATATGGAAATTGTGTGGTATTATTTACCGAATTATTAATTACGATAAAAACTATTGTTTTCTCGGTATCATTATTAACCTGAGTGTTTTGTAAATCTATTTGTAATTGGATAAAACTAATAATATTGAAATTATGGTCATAAATATGATAAGATATTTTTCCATCTGGTGTAATAGTTATATGTTTGTTATGATAAATAATTGTTCCATTTGGTGAATATTCAATTTCATAGTAAGAATTGATATAATGTTTATCAATATTTAATATTGAATGAATTAATGGTTCCATTTTTATGTTCATTTACATTTGGTATAATTATTGCATATATTTTTTGCATTTTTTTTATATAATTTATTGAATAATTAACTTACAAATATAAAAACGCAAAAAACAACTAAACCAACTAAAACTGCATAAAAATTGAATTATTACTCTCATTAAACAAAATCATAAACATCATAAACATTGTTAAAATGGAAAGCACTGAGTCGATGAGCTACAATATTACACCAAGTATGCTAGAAATGACAGATCATTCTAAATATAACACAATGCATATTGCATATACTAATGCACAGCAACAACCACCAGCACCATTTAATATTGAAAAACCTCAAGAACTTGGAATTACTACAAAAATCGCTACACAAGAGATTTTTAATGTAATTTCAAAAGATATAACTAAAGATGCAAGTGGTGCTAATATTAATCATGTTTATTACATTCAAAATACACTTAATACATTACAATTTTTACATAGTCTATTAATTTGGACAATAGAAATATTATCTACACAAAAAAAAACTAGTTCTGAAAATGATGAAAATTATTCTGCAAAACGTAGTAAAATGAGTGATGATTGTGAATATATTCCACTAAGGAAAGGTATTAAATTTCCAGGTTATCCCGGCTATAATCCACTCACTGCCGCTACTTTAGCTCTTCGTAGCATTCGTCATGAATACTTGATGGTCAGAAATACTCGGTTATTAGATAATGCCCGTCTATATTATTTTATTCGCCAAATGGATGATACTATTGTTAAATGTCTTAAAGAAGCAGGGTTTTTGGCACGTGATTCGCCGGAAGCTTTTCCGCCAAATGAAATACTAGATTCAATTGGTATTAGTAGGGAATTATGTATTTTGGCAAATATTCATCTACTTTATCATACACCAGGAGTATTTCCAGAAAAGTTATTCAAGAATGGTATCGATATTCGATATAGCAAGATTGGCTCTTTTGGTCGTGGTGCATATTTCACTAATAATGCATATAAGGCAATGACCTATTTTAGATCGGACTGGAATGTAAAACCTGATGAAATACATCCAGACAATCGTTATGTAACAGTTAGTCTGGTTTCACTAGGTCGTATTAAAACATATTCACATCTAGAAAACCACAACACATTGTTTAGAGAACCAGATGGATATGATTCTGTTATGGGTTCTCCTAAAGATGTAAACGAAATTACAGTATTTAATGCTGGGAAGATATTGCTTAGTTATGTAGTTTATTACAAAATTAATAATCAACCTTCATTACCTAGTGTAATTAAACCTAATGGATTTATTATTCCTCAGGCACTCAAAACATTTTTCAATCAACTAATACAAAGGGCTGAATCTATTGATATTGGTTCAGACATGCGTATTACTATTGAAAATTTGATAAAAAAAACAATTACACCAACTGAATTTGTCAATAAAATAAAAAATATGCTTAATGCACCTCAACCAGAAGGCCTAATAGAAAATCTAGAAAAATACATTCTAGATATTCGTGAACCATCAAATGCAGTACCAAATGCAGTACCAAATGCATCATTGACAGCATCAATAAAACAAACTACACAGCAAACTGCAACTGGTATGCAAAATAATATAAAACATTCTATTATATTGCCAAGTTCACTTAAAAAATTTTTCGAGAAAATACGTGATATGGCTAAGATAACTGATAAAAACATTGTTGACAAAGGAATCTTTGATTTAATTTCAGGAAAAATAAATGCCCAAACATTTCTAGATACAGTAATTAAAGTTATAAATTGCGCAGCACAACCTCCTGGATTTGTGGAACAATTAGAACAACTAGTTAAATTTGCTAAATTCAAATATGACTCATCTAATTCAATATCTGGAAATACACAAACTAATACACAGAATGCGCTTGTGAAACCGGATACACAAAATGCGCCGCCGCATGCATAATAATATAATTTATTATTTATCTTTTTCAATATGTTATGTTTGTTGTAAAACGATAAAGCTTAAAAATATATCTAGCTATAATAAAAATTGAAAGTTATTTTTCTTTTTACTTAGGTATTAGCATTACCTAATAAATACTATTCTAGAATGTCTGATTATAGTATTACAGAGTTAGATATATCACGTCAAGGATTAACAAAATTACCAGATGATATAGATAAATATACTAATCTTAAAGTATTAAAATGTCAAGGTAATCAAATAACTAGTCTAGATAACCTTCCCGTAAAACTTGAAATTTTGTGTTGTTTTGGTAATAAAATAACTAATCTAAATAATCTTCCTGCAAAACTGATAGTTTTACACTGTAGTTATAATGCAATAACTAGTATAAATAATCTTCCAATAACTCTGAAAGAATTGTATTGTAGTAGTAATAAATTAACTAATCTACATAATCTTCCACAAACTTTAGAAATATTGAAATGTAGTAGTAATAACATAACTGATCTAGATAATCTTCCTGAAAAACTGAAGGTTTTATGGTGCGTTAATAATAAAATTACTAGTCTAGATAATATTCCTACGGCTCTGCGAGAGTTGCAATGTGATTATAATCAATTGATATATACTTTTGAACCAACTTTAGAAAATATCAGAAATTATAATGCATCCAGAAACCAATCTAGCTAGAAAGAAATAATAAAATTGATTTACTTTTTATTATTTTCAAAATGTAATTAAACACTATTCTAGAATGCCAGATTATAGTATTACAGAATTAGATATATCAAATCAAGGGTTATCAAAATTACCGGATGATATACATAAATATACTAATCTTAAAACATTACATTGTGGTAATAATAAAATAACTAGTTTAGATAATCTTCCACAAGGACTGCTAGAACTAAATTGTTCGCATAATCAATTAATACACTTGGACAATATTCCATTAAGTATTGAAAAACTATGGTGTGGTGGTAATAGATTTATATATGATTTTGATGTTTGTATTACTAATTTGAAAACATATATTCTAGAGAAACGTAATTTAGATAAGAAATAATAAATGATATTTTTCAAACATATATTTTTTATATTATATATCTATCATTAAAATATAAATACGAAATATTTTTATTGTCTTGCTAGAATGATTTCATTAGTCAATATAAATTCAACCGAAAATTGGTTAGCTTTTCTATGTGGATTGCTAACTGTTGAGATGGTATTGCTATTTACATTTCGTAAATTTCCCCGTTTTTGGGGTGATACTATAAATGAATGGTATGATAAATTCGGTTTAGTAGCTATTATGCTAGATGTAATAATAGTTCTCATTGGTTTTTGGATAGCACAATGGATATATAAAACTCTGTTCGGCAATGAAAAATTTCAATTATGGAAATTTATAGGTATATTCTTACTAGTACAAATTATCCATGATTTCCTATTCTATTTTATTATCATTAAAACAGCTAAAGGTAGCAATGGTATTTTAGACCTAATGTTAAATTATGGTAATAAACATGGAGCACTTACTGTAGTGGGTGATAGTTTAATGGTGGTATTGGCAATTGTTATGACATATTTGTATTTGAATGCAAATATGGATTTTGGTACTTATATACTCATTCTATTACTATCATTATATTTAATAGGTTTTCTACTTTATCAAAAATGGTAATCTATAATAATAGCAATATATAATAAGAGCTGTTGTAAGAAGGGTTTAAAAATGCGTAAAATATTACTATACACCTTTAGAGAACCAATAATACCTGCAAACTTAAAACAAAGTCTAACTGCTAGAAACACTGTTTTACAACATATATCAATTGAAAAAGCTAGTGATGACCGTCTAGAATTATATGGTTATGATGGTACATTAAAATATACAACTAAAAATATATCTAGCAGAATTAAATTATTTAATGCATTGAAAACTTGTATTGCTAAGATAGATAAAATGCCTATAGGTGCTATTGAAAAGAATATCCAAACACGCAAACACCTATTAAATAAATGCGGATTACCAGATATACCGGAAACGCAACATTGTTTTTCAGATAGCACTCATCATACATGTTGTATGTTAGGTTCTAAATCACGCGAATATGCTGATTCTAGCGGTAATCCTATTGGTTCCGCTAGTGTAAAAGTTCAAGCCATGAGAAAACGCAAAACCAATACTAAGAATACTAAGAATACTAAGAAAAAGGATTTAACACCCTGGTGTACTTGTACTGGTTCTAAAGTATGTAGTTATTATACAGAAAAATTTGGTAAAAAAGATGGAACACATATAAAATTCATTGGTACTAGTAAAAATAATGGTAAAAATGAAGATAAAGCTATTTTGTCAATGGAATTATCTAGACATAGAACTCCAGGTATTTTGTAAAATGTATCTAGCAATATTTATTTTAGTTATTGTGTTTGAGTATTATCCATTTGATTAGTTAATCTTAATTGAACAACTTCAAACCAAACTAACAACCCAAAACCCACTTTTGCTATTATATCTAGAATATTATAACTTATATTTTTACCTGTGTTAGGTAGAAAATACACCAGACCATATAATGACCATACCACAACAAAGACACCAAATATATTCTTATTCTTCATAACATCACCATACCATTGCCAGATAAGATAAAACATAATTATAAATGGAATAAACCCAATTATACAAGCTAGAATATGGTTCATTCTACTAGTTTCACCCATAAATCCGAATATTAACATTATTAGATTCAATAGAATAATTATTCCAAGTTTGTTAAAATCAAATTGTGCGGTGGGTTTATTTTGGTCATTGTTATTATTGTTATTGTTGCTAGATATGTTTTTTTTGTATTGTAGGTATAGTGTAAATGATATTAGAAGTAATGGTGTTGTTGCAAACCAATCTAGATATCGAAAATTTGTTATGCTAGAATAATTAATTGGATTTTTACTAAAAGTAAGTAATTGACTATAAGCAAAACTGGCAATGATATTAACTGTTGTTTCGATAGCTAAAATATATTTAAGTGGTTCATATTTATCTGGAAAATGATTGAATAATTCAAAGGCGGTTAATGGTGTTGATCCTGCTAGAAGTAAATAGGCTAAATAAAATGATAATTCAAGTAATGAAAGCATTTTATAGATATATATGTTATATTTCTGTTATATTTCTGTTAGAAAATATCTTATTTCTAGATATGCATCTAAAAATCAATCTAGCTAGAAAGGAATAATAAAATTGATTTATTTTTTATCATTTATATTTTGTATTTACATTACCTAACAAATACTATTCTAGAATGCCTGATTATAGTATTACAGAATTGGATATATCAAGTAAAGGATTAACACAATTACCAGATGATATACATAAATATACTAAACTAGAAAAATTGGATTGTAATGATAATAAAATAACTAGTCTAGATAATCTTCCCCCAACACTAAAAATATTAATTTGTTGGTGTAATGAACTAACTAGTCTAGATAATCTTCCTGCAAAACTAGAAAAATTGGATTGTAATAATAATAAAATAACCAGTCTAGATAATCTTCCACCAACACTTCTAGAATTGCAATGTATTTATAATCAAATAACTAATTTAGATAATCTTCCCCCAAAACTGAAATATTTGTGTTGTTCTGAAAATCAAATAACTAGTCTAGATAATCTTCCCATAAAACTGGAAATTTTGGGTTGCTCTGATAATCAAATAACTAGTCTTGATAATCTTCCGCCAACTCTGAAAGAATTGTCTTCTAGTGGTAATAATCTAACAAGTTTAGATAATCTTCCACTAACACTTACATATTTGAGTTGTTATGGTAATCAAATAACTAGTCTAGATAATCTTCCACCCATATTAAAACTATTAGATTGTTGTGGTGATAATCCAATAACTAATCTAAATAATCTTCCACAAACTTTAGAAATATTAAATTGTAGTATTAATCGAATAACTATTCTAGATAATCTTCCACCAACACTGCTAGAATTGGAATGTACTGATAATCAAATAACTAATCTAGATAATCTTCCACAAACACTGCTAAAATTGGATTGTAATAATAATCAAATAACTAATCTAGATAATCTTCCACCTAATCTAAAAATATTATATTGTAATAATAATCAAATAACTAATCTAGATAATCTTCCACTAACACTTACATATTTGAGTTGTTATAATAATCAAATAACTAGTCTAGATAATCTTCCACAAACTTTAGAAAAATTAAATTGTAGTGATAATCAAATAACTAATCTAGATAATCTTCCACCAACACTGCTAGAATTGGATTGTAATAATAATCAAATAACTAATCTAGATAATCTTCCACCAACACTGCAACGGTTGGAATGTACTAAGAATCCATTGACATATACTTTTGAACCGACTCTGGAAAATATTAGAAATTATAATAATTACGAAAATCTAGCTAGGAAAAGAATTAAATTGTTATAATAAGCAAATAATTAGTTTATATAATACTCAAAATTGCTAGCAATTTAGTTAACAAAATAAAAAATTGAATTTTTTTTTATCATAATTGAAAAACAACAAATAACAAATAACAAACAACAAAAAAACAATATGGACAATATGAACTATACGGACAATATGGACAATATGGACAATCGTATTACAAACATTGAAGATAAATTGAATGAAGTAAATGACAAATTAGACAAACTTAATAAAACAGCAGACAGTATTGATTATGTTATTCATGATTTATTATTCATAGCATGTTGTATTTATATGCAAAGTTTTGTTTCTGGCTTTGTATTAATCGCAGGATTATCATTTATTAAATATTTCCTGACAAATAAATAAAAAATTAAAGAATATTTAATGTATGATATTCATATCATATTTTTTATTCTAGCATAACAAATAATATAAGAATAGTATAGTAATAATGAGTAAAACACGCACAACACGATCCAAACATACAACACGCACAAAACAAATATCCACAAAACATAAATCAAAAGCTAATGTCACTGATAATGTCAATGCTAATAATAAAACTAAAAGTAAAAGTAAAACTAAAACTAATACTAAAAACCAATTAGTAAGAAAATTCACAATAGGTGATTGGGGTCATGAACGTGAACCTAAAATCGTATTTTTTAGTCAAAATCTGGATAATCCTGATAAAATAGATCTAATATTATATGAAAAGCATACACTCGATTATGTTAATAAATTTACAGATAAATTTAATTTTACTAAGGAATTATCTATTGGAAAATGGAATCATAAAAAATATACAATTGATAAGGAAAATTCGATTTATATATGGACTAATTCATCAAAAATGAAAGATAAAAGTTATTATGATAGTTATATGGATGATGGTTTGAAAGATTTTGATGAAATTTATTATGCAGTTATAAGACTAAATAAAACACGCTATCTATCTCTAGGATTTATATTATCAGAATTTGATATGCCTGATAATGACACTATTGTAAATATTGATGCATCACGTTCCAAAGGTGGTAATCAAAATATAAAACTAATAGGTGTAAAAAATAGTTATTTTATAGATGATGGTACATGTACACCTTATCTAAATTTGGGTTGTGATTGCTATGTTTCTCACGAGAATAATAAAAAATATAAATTGGATTATTTTTTTTGTGATGAAGGTTATATTGATCATAAAGAAGTAGATTCACCAAAGTTATATATAGAAACATATAAAGCTATACCTTCAAAATTCCTAGGAATTAAATACAATAAATATAAAAAAGAAAAAGTCTATAATGTTATTCATAGTCTAAAAACGGAACCAATAATATGGGATGCTACTAGTAGCACTAAAAAATAATTACAATAAAAATATTATAATTTAAAAATGAATAAGTATACAGAAAATAATTTATTTATAAGTAATATATAATTATGTCGTTTCTACCACCATTTCAATTTAACTTTTCAACACCAACACCTGCATTTAGACCATTTTTTAATTTTCAGCATAAAAGAGATGATTTATTTGATAAACAATTAATAACAACATTTGCATTAAATGATCTAACACATACTAAAATTTTAAATGATATGTATTCAAAAGACATACTTATTTTTGCAGATTTATTAAATAAAACACCAATACAAAACTGGAATATTGAAATAAAAAATGCATTAATCACTGTTAATTCTGATTATTGGAAAACAATATTTTAGACAATTAAAATGTAAATCTATTTTATAAATTTTTTTCTATTTTGTTAATTTCATTTAATTCTATCTAGCTAGATAGTTTTATTTTTAGATATTAAAATATTTATCTATGTTAAGTATAATATATTCTAGCCAAAGTAAAAAATGAGTTCCAACGAATTAAATTTCGATAAAAGCAATCAAATGCTTCAATCCGAACGGAACTGTGTTAATTTTGACGGTTCTAAACGTTTTAACGTTAACTATAAAGCTATGAGTCACGATGATAAGTGCTTTTTAGATATTGATACGCGTCAATCTATTGGGCCTGGTAATTATGCTGTCAGCAACCTATATGATTGTGAATGTGGTATGCCTCAGACTGTTAAAAATGCAACAAATAACGTTTGTGTACCATTTAAAAACGGGTATGGTACCGAACAGTCATGTGTAGTTGATGATGGTAGCAAATTACGTTGGGGATTGACTAAGAAATATCCCAAATGCCCGCAGCAATTGTTCGAAAGACCATACAAAACTGTTGCTTATATGGGTCGTGGTTACCTAAAACCCAATGAGGAAAGTGAGCTCAAATTTGCAGAGGATACGCGCGTCAAGAAGTCATCGAACACTTTGTCGGGGATTACACTAGTAAACCAGTTCGTACCAATGATTGACCACATTTCTTATAATACTCAAAATCCCGTTCATTTAATCCAAGAATACAATGATCCAGCTTGGAGACGTGGTGGGGTAATCAGTCGTAACATAATAAAAGACGTAGATTACGAAAGTAGATGCGGCAAAGCTTATCAACATCCTTCTACAAATCAGTGGTTCTGGCAGAATAAGAGCCAATTACTTCAAAATCAATAAAAAATTAACAAGATATTATTATTTAATACATTAATTAATCAAATTTAATATATTTAGAGTAATTATTTTTTAATTTTATAAATGTTGGACTAACTTCTGTTTTAAATATTAGACCTTTACCTTTTTTATATGATTTTTTTAGATTATCTATAAATGTTCCTAAATCTCTATCATCTCCTTCTAAACGCTTATGAGGTTTTTTGTTATTACTATTAATATATTCCATACATTTAATTAATTTATAAATACATTCTTCAATATCTGTCATCAATAATAGTTTATAATCTGATCTTAATTTTAACCAATGTGCTTTTCTTTCTGGATATGTCATAGATTCCTTATTATTTTTAAAATTATTGTGTTGAGTACTTATCCATTGTGCACAGGAATTTTCTTCTTTAGTATTCTTTTTATTTATTACAGGTTTTTTACCATTTTTTAAATATTTATCTTCTAATATTTGTGCATTATCCCACCATGAATCCTCATTAGAGGCTAATAGTTCATAAAATTCGTTTTTAAGATTTTTAAACATAATATAATATTCAGATTCTGTTCCATCATCATTATTCTTCATTTTAAATGATTTATTCTTAAAATATTTATGATTATTATCATACCACCTATCTATTATTTCTTCAATTCCTCCATTTGTGCTATTTGGTTTTTTACCAGTTAGTAATATTTCTCTATATTTTTTTAACATGTATTTCCAATAAATATCGTTATCTATATTAATATGTTCAAATTTTATTAATAATTGATCATAGTCATTATATAATTCCGGCTCTCTTAGTGCAAATGTCTTATTTTTATAGTTTTGATTTTGTGTTGATAACCATCTCCCAATATGTGCTTCTATAGGGTCACTAGATTCAGATGATGGTCTTCTGTTCTCAGATATCATAAATGCTTCACATTCTAGTTTATTTTTCATCCATTCGCTCTTTGTAATATCATTGTAATATATATTAAGTTCTGGAAAGATTATACATAATTTATTCCAATAAGTATTATAAGGTTTTTTTATAACTAATCCCTTTTTCAATCTAATATTTTGTTTTTGACGTTCAATATATTTTATTAATAATATTTCTAAAGCAGTGTTATGATCATTAATTATAGGTAATTTGTTATGATTATCATTAATATATGTTAATAATAATTGTCTATTTTCTAACCATTTTATTTCATGTGTTATAAATTCATGTGGATAAGTAGTCTTTAATAAATTCCACTTAGATTCTTTATCTTTATAAAATAATGGTATTTTTGCATAATTTATTTTGCTATTATTAAATATAAGTTTTTGTCTTGAAAACCATTTATTAATGTATAAAATATTTTTATTATTTTTATCATTAAGTTTTAAATTATCCTTAAATCTATCAAACACAAATTTATAATTTTGATCCCATATTTCATCATAAGATATAAAATATTTATTATATTCATTCATAAAATATTTCATGGCATCATATATTTCAATAGTTTTCATTAATCCTTGTTTTAATTCATAATTTTTAATCTGTCCATCTATCCATTGTCCAATACTAGCTTCAGAAGTATTTAATGCTTCTTTTGTATGTCCATTTGGACGTCTATTATTTTCTTTTATAAATAATTTAATAATATTTATTTTATTTGTCCATTTTTCAAATTTATTTTGAAAAATCATTTTATATTTTTCAATAAATTTCTTGAACATATCAATACGTTTTTGACATTTTATTTTTTTATTAATGTAATCATTATATTGATGATTTATCCAATTAGTAATATAATAATTATGACTCTTAAATTTTGGCTTCTTTAAATTATTTATAATTATAACATTTTCTGCCTCATTTAATTTCTCCATCCAACTATTAATACCCCTAACACCTACTACAACATCTTCTAGCTTCTTATTTTCTTCCACAACATCACTAGATTTCATCACTGCCGTCTTATTTCCAATTACATTTAACCGTTTAACCTTGTCAAAAGTAAATTTGTTATCATATTCTTTCAAGTGACCTATAAAATCTACTAGTTCATCCTTATATTCATCAGCCCAAATATAAATTCTAGCTATTTTATTCAAATTCTTTTTATCTTTACGATTAGCACGACACATGCGTTGAATATTTCGAATTTTACTTTTACTAGGATATGCAATAAATATACTATCACATTCCGGAATATCAATACATTCATTCAATATATTCACATTACATAGAAAACTATATCCTTCTCCATCAGTAAATGCTTTTATAATTGCTTTTCTTTCTTCTCTTGAACTATCCGAAATAATATAATTACTATTAACATCTATCGCAAAATAATTTTTTCCAATATCTGCTAGAATAGTATTCATTACTCGGCATTCTTCTTGTGTTTGTAAATATACAATACATTTCCGTGATCCATTATTCATCATACCACGTAATATAAATCGAGCCTTAATAACTAATTCCTTATCATACTTACTAATATCCACTTCTTCTTGTATTTTATCCAAGCCAAAAGATTTTTCAATACTTAATGTAGGTACATAAACAATATAATCACATATTCCATTACGTTCGATAGCAGTTCGCATATCCATTTTATAGTCTATTTGACCGAAAATTTCCTCATCAATATCACAATCTTCACTATAATCATTATCTGATCCTATGAGTTTAGGTGTTGCACTCATAAATAATATTCTAGCATTACTATGTAATAATTTATACATTTCTGTTTTATTATTTTCTGGTTCTTCTATATCTTCATCTTCATCTTCAATATCTTCGGTATCATCATTTTCTGTGTCTTCTTCGCTATCTTCCAATTCTGGGTCTAGCAGGTCTTCTTCTTCTAGATCATCTTCTAGAATATCACTAACCGAAAGATTATGAAACTCATCTATAATGACATAATAATTACTAAATATTTTTTCAATAATAAGTTTATTAACAATATCAACTGATTTGAAAGTAACGAATAAACATATTTTCGGATTATCAGTAATAAATGTCTTAATCTTATCTATATTACGGCCATGATTATCGCTATCTATAATCATCATTGAATAATCACTAGACATTTGAGATTTGAATCGTTCTAGGTTCTGTTCGCAATAAATCTTTAAAGGTGTGATTACAATAACTTGATTATATTCTTCTGATAGTTTAATAGCAATTAGTGTTTTACCCATACCACATGGTAATTGGCAAACTGTACGTTGTTTTCCACTTAGTTTTTCAATAGCTTCTAATTGATAATCATATGGTATTAATTTAGTATTGCTAGAATCATTTATAATTTCTGTCGGTTTATAGATAGTATTAAGTAATTCAATATATCTAGAAGTGTTAAATGGTTCTAGATTATATTTGATATTACTATTTGTCTTTTTGCTATGGTCATTTAATAGTTTGGATAATTTACTAGTGTAATATACGATACCATTAACATAATTGGAATAGTTAAACATCATAAAGTAAAATGTCCCTAGGTCTTCAATACGTAGCATATTATTTTCATCATAATATTTACATTGAACAATACTATATTTACCATCTTTACCTTTAATTAATAAATCAGTACCAATATCACCAATTAATCCTTCAGTTCTTCCAGCTTTGCGAACTATGCGTGACTGATTCCAATCATCCATAATACCGGATTCAAATAGTTCAGATTCTGGGACATGTTTCCATAGATAAACCCATTCATAATTTCCAGAATCAATTAAATGATGTTTAATGAAAATTTCATAGGCATCTCCTTTTTCTTTTGTAGTTTTGAATACTATTTCCGGTTGTGGTTGTTCAAATTCCGCAATGGGTAGTGGAATAGTTTTCTTGACACGTTTCTTGATAGGGGTTTTGGTAGCCATTTTGCTAGATAATGTATTAATATTTTTGTGTTCAGCACTCATTGCTTTCAAAGTTCAATTTTCCGCGACGTTAGTATAATATATACTATACTAACACAACATTTTAAATTCAATATATATATATTAAAAATTGAAATAAATATTTCTATCTAGCATATAATTAATTTACATCTGCTAGAATAATATGTCTGAACCTGAAAAAGAAACTGGATTAAAAACACCAGTATATACCCGTAATGCTAATAAACGTTATTATGAAAAGCAGAAAATAGCTAATCCAGAATACGTTGAAAAATTACGTGAAACATCTAGAGAATGGAAAAAAGAACATCGTGAAGAACATAATAAATACATGCGAGAATATAGGCAACGTAAAAAAGCAGAATCGAAAAATAATGTAGAAAAAAATACATCTAGCTAGAATTATTTAAGTAATAACTTAATTCAAATTTTTTATTCAAATTCTTCTAGAATAAAACAAATTTAAATTATCTCTCTATTACTTGTAAGAGAATAGAAAAATGGATAATATAGATTTTGTACTGCTAGATAATACGAAGCATTCATTGTTTTCAAAATATAGTGAAATATATAGTAATTCTAAAACTACTACAGAACCAATAATTTATTATAAAATTAAAGTATTGCAATTTGATGGAATATTAACTGAATTGTATAGAAATTTAAATAAAATATTGAAAAGAGAAATAAAAAAACAAAGTATAAAATTATATAATGGTAATAAAAATATAAGTTTTAGAGATGATTTTGTAATATTTATGAATGACATAGATATTCTAGACATTTTACTTAATTTGGGTATTATTTTTGATAAAGAAATAGATATTTTGATAAGACAAAATATTATTTCAAAATTTGATAAACAATTAAAGCATGAATGTGAAAAAATAATACAATCTACAGTAATATTTCCAATGAATTTAAATAATCTTAATGATATTGATGAATTAGAATCATCTATAATACTTGCAATTTGTAATAATAAAATTATTGGTTACTTACTTTATAAAATCAATCATGATAGTTATGCTGATAGTTATACTGATAGTGATGATATTAGCATATATATTGAATATATAGAAGTAAATAAAAATTATAGAAATTTAAGTTTATGTAAAAAATTAATTACATATTTAATAAACATTAAACCACATATTAATAAATACGAGTTATATAATGTTGGAGGTTTATCCGGATACAGTTGTTATGTAGATGCATTTGAAACTAATAATTTTATAGTAGAATTACAAAAAGAAGATATAGAATTTAATAATAATACTAATAATACAAATACAAAATCAAAAAAAACTTTAAATAATTTAAGACATTCTAGAAAGACTAGAAAATTGAATCTTACTAAAATGGAAAATATAAAACTTAATAAAGAATTTAATTGTTCAATAAAATTTACCAGAACATAAACAAAAAAGAAGAATCAAAAAATAATGTAGAACAAAATACATCTAGCTAGAATGATTCATTTGAAATAATCATAAACAAATTATGCTAAATATTCATATAATGTCTTTTCCCATTCAGATACATTTACATTAGTTATATATTTTATATTATTACCAGAATTATCCCTGTAAGTACGACCTTGTGATGGACCATCTAAATAAACACTTATTTTTGCATCAATTATATCAAATAAAGATGGATTAAGTAAATATGAAACCGTTAATATATCCCATGCATAATAATTTTGAGTTCCAAATGTTCGACATATTATTGCATAAATATGAACTACCATATCACCTAAAAGACTACCATGCGTATTATCTGCTAATCTACGCAAAAAATCAGTAGTAATAGGTACACTATTTGTGGTATCTAATGGACACATTATAATAGGTAATCCCGAATCAAACACATTTTTAGTGGCATATGGGTCCCAATAAGCATTCCATTCAGCTGTTCCGTCATGTTTTGTAAATGTTTCTATACTACCTGCAACATCAATTGCACCACCCATCCAAATAATTTTTTCTATTTTATTTTTCTGGTCTAATGACATTATTTTCAGTACATTTGATATACAAGTTAACGGTCCTGTTTCTACTATTGTTATTTTTTCATTTTTATTTAATATTTCCAAAATAATTTCTTCACCAGATTTCTTAGAAACTTCATATTTAGGTTCGCCATTTCGTAAAAAAATCGGAAAATGACATACCGGATAAGGAAATCCACGCCATTCATCTGGGAAAGGATTTATTCCTTTAGAATTACATATTCCTACATTGATATTTGGTATATCAACAGCTATAATATCTAGTATTTTTCTAGTTGCGAATAAAGCCGGTTCAATAAAACTATCTGCTGGTGTTATTATTACTGCTTGTAGATTTATTTTACCTTTTTTATGTGCTGAAAGCAGCGCTAAAAGACAAATTAAATCATCTAGATTACCATCATTTGAAAAAACAACGTTTTCAACCATTTTATACTATTTTATTATCTGTATATTTTGAAAGCTTTATATTATTTTTTTACATATAATAATTATAAAAAATACATTGAAAAAATGGATAAATTTGAATTAAAATAAATGTTCAATTAATATACAGGTTCAAATTTGTGATCAGATAATGCACCACCTTCTCCATCACTTTCAATGTCTAGGCAATCTTCACAATAATAACCAGATAGATAAACGCTATGAAATAAAGTTGTATTTAATCCAGTTGTATTACAAATTGAACAATATTTTTTACTTAATCTATTTTCTCGTATTTGTTCACGTTGTAAATATACACTATCATTTTCTGAATATGGATTTCTTATAGTAAATTCCCATAACCAAATTTCTGGTTTATAAATATATAAATGTTTATTTTTTTTACCAACATGAATACTTTGATGATGTAATCCTATTTTATCACATAATTTATGTATGTTTTTGCGACCTTCTCCATTTAAGCCTTTTATAACTAATGTATTATCGTCTATTTTATTAAAGTGGCATTGAATACGTTTATATGTTTTATCTATAAATTTATCCTTAGTAATAAATTCTCTAAAATTTAATACAAAGGTATTAATAAATATATCATTAGTATCTATATTAAATTTGTTAATCCAATCTTTCCAAATATTATTAAACATATTAGAATCATAAGATATTAATGAATTATATTTTGTCCAATCTTTTCTAAGTTCTTCATATGGAATATTTAAAGAATTAAAATCTATTATTTCAGTTTCCATACTAGAAGATTTATTTTATCTGTATTTTATCTGTATTATATTTATTTATAAGATGTTTGTTTTTTATTTTATTTTTTTAAATTTATAAAATTATATTTTCAATTTTTATATCTAGCAATACAAATATTCATAATTCATATGTATATTGATCTAATTATATACAAAAAAATGAATAAAAATATTCTATATACTTAATACTTAATACATAATACATAATAATCTATATAGTAAATTTAGTAAATCTATCAATGGAACGTTGTATTAAAATAATCGATTATTCATATTTAGCTAATTTCAGTTTTAGTAACTTAATCTCTGCCTTTAAAGTAGTATTCTCATGTTCTACTTCAATAATTCTAGCTTGCAATTGTTCAATATCATTTTCTTTTTTATCTAGCAGAACTTCTTTTTTCACTTTTGATTTTTCAACTTTCTTTTCAATACTAACTGGATCATCATCAGATTTTACTAATCCATTCCAATTGTCAGGTTGCTTAATATTGAATTTAGTCATAAATACATCCATATCATTACCACCAATTGATTTATTACAGTTACCACAAATAGGACGCAAATTATCAACAGTTACCTCACCACCATTAATGCGGCTCTTTACATGACCGCATTCAAAATTAGTATGTGAAATATCTTCAGCACTACATACTAGACATTTACCTGTTGAATTATTCTTTCCAATATAAGTATTCCATACAATTTTACGTACGGCAGCTGGTATTTTCTTTGTACTACCACCAATAGTCTTAGTAGTTTTACTTGTTTTTCCGGATGATTTATTTGTAGCTATGCTAGAATCACTATCATCACCACTTGCACTATCACTATTAGATTTTACTAGTTCCTTTTTAATCTTTTTAGGTTTTATTTCCTTATCATTATCTTTATGGCTAGAATTATCAGCATTGCTAGAAACAATATCTGCCTTTACTTCTGCCTTTACTTCTGCCTTTACTTCTGCCTTTACTTCTGCCTTTACTTCTGCCTTTACTTCTGCCTTTACTTCTGCCTTTACTTCTGCCTTTACTTCCTTCTGTAGATTAATAACTCTTTTAATACGTTGAATACTTTCAATACGGCAATAATATGTTTCTAGAAAGTCAATAAGTGGAATAATATTTTCGCGTGTTTCTTTGTTGGCATGAATAATTTTAAAAGTAATATCGGAGCAATAACCTGCATAATTACTCATAAAATAATATTCCACATTATAAGGTTTAGTAACTTTGTTTAATTCATTAATATCATTTTGATATGTAGCATTTTCAAATTTGAATAGATACATTACTTTCACTAACATTTTACATACATATGCTACAATAAATTCAATATCATCATCATTATTAACTGTATAATCATTATTAACATAAATACTGCAGTAATCAATAATAATTTGCTTAATTGGTTGCGGATAATGATCAATATCTGGTAATTGCTGTTTTAGGAAAGGTGATAAAGGGTAATCATTTACGTTACATCCAATAGCATTAGTAATGTTTTGAAAATTACCATAGTTAAATAATTGTTTTTCAGATGATGCTTTCATTACTTTATTGTTCAAATACATTTTAAGGTCAGTAATCATTGAACCATAAGCACATGTATAATCATAATTAATAGTACCTGTATTGGCCTTATTTTCAAGTGCTAAATTGGTATATTTAACACGATTTTGGAGAAGATATGTTAATGAGTTTTCTAAATATTGTGATGCAGATAGCATTTAAAATGTTCAGTGATATTGATTATTTATATTGAATAGTTTTTTGGATATGTTTTAATAGGTACTGCTAGAAAGAAATAATTCAATTTTTTATTTTTAATTTTGCATTTATGTGTAAGATATATATCTTTCAAGTGTGTTTTGCGTTTATGTTTAGGAAATTATTTCTACTACTAGAATAAGTAATTTGATTTATCGAAAATTTCCATTAAATTCGCGAAATTATTCTAGAATGGCAAATAATAATCAATCTGTGTTACTATCTAAATTTCAAACATTTCATGACTTTTTCAAAAATAAAATTACTAATAATACTACGAAAGGTATTTGGAATATAAAAAAAATAAAAGTAATTACAGAAATGAATGTGCTAGCGTCAAATTTACCTAATTATAATATTTATTGCATTTTAAATAATTATTTGATTGATCCTTGTATTGGAAATGCTTTGAATTATAATGTAATTAATCTAGAGTTTGAAGATGAAATTAAAAGTTCAGAAAACCATCTAGGACCACAAATAACTGCTATTATTAATAGATATATGGATATTAATTATTTGAATACATTGTGAAAATAATTAATAATATTTTAACGTAAATCAATGTCACTAGACGAATCTAAAATAATTGCTTCGTTATCAACATTATTTTCATCTTTATCCTTAAATTTTTTATATAAATCTTCAAAAAACATTATTATTGGTTGTTTATCTAGATTTGATTTTAATATTTTATCTATAAGAGATTTATAATAAACATAATTATCACCCTTAGGGTAATATATAATATCATATGTTTTCGTTAATTTGTTTAAATTTTCTATTTCATATTCATATTGTTTTTCGTTAGTATGCAAATTATATAATACTTCAATTAATAATTTACTTAAATATATATTAATAATATCATTATTACTGTTATAATCCAAAATATATTCATCAAGTAAAATAATTGAATATTCTTTTATAACATCTATAATACTTTGTGGATATTCATTGATTTTATTTATTATTTCTATTTGTTTTTGTGATAACAAATTTTTTTCTGAATAATTATTATATTTATAATTAATATTATTAATATGCCATGAAATATTATATGAAATATTTTGAAAACTAAATTGTGTGTAATTAATTAATTTATTAATACTTTCTACATCTTTTATTTTTTTATCAATGTTATCTAAAAATAACCTAATTAAATCACTATATGCATGAACATAATTGAAGTTAGTTGCTAAATACGATGTTTTATTATTTTCCGCATTTTTATTATGATATATCAATTTATTAATTAAAAAACCAAGAGCATTTTTAAATTCTTCAGACATTATGTTTATTAGAATTACTTGTAAAATTATTTTAATAAAATAACAAATTCTTTATATTAATTTTAAGTAAAATATTTATTATATTTTGAATCTGTTATAAATTGTGTCCATAATGAATATATTTCATCATTTTTCATAGAATGTTGTTTTTTTTTATAATTTTGTAATTGTGTTGATATCCATATATGTAAATCTTTATTAGTTTTTAGTGTTGGTCTAGCATTATTAATATTTATAAATTCTTTCAAGTCTTCTAGTTTAATTTTCCAATCTCTAATATTATCTAAATCAAAATATTTTATATATCTAATATCGTTAATAAAATCAATCCATATTGTATATATTTCATTATTTTTCATAATGCGTTTTTTGTTTTTATAATTTGTTATTTGGTGTGATAACCATTTTTGTAATTCTTTATTAGTGTTTTCTGTTGGTCTAGCATTATTTATGTCTATAAATTGTTTTAGTTCATCAAAGTTAATTCTCCAATCTCTAATATTATCTAAATCAAAATATTTTTTATATCTTGTATCATTAATAAAATTATTCCATGCATTATATATTTCATTATTTTTCATTATGCATTTTTTCTTTTTATAATTTTGCATTTGTGTACTTATCCACCCACATAAGTGTCTATTAATTATATCTGTTGGTCTAGCATTATTAATATCAATAAATTGTTTTAGTTCTTCTAGTGTATTTTTCCAATATTCTACATCACTTAGAAAATATTTTTTATATTTAAAATCATTTATAAATTCAATCCATGTATTATATATTTCATCTACTTTCATTATTTGTTCTTTCTTTTTATAATTTGTTATTTGGTGTGATAACCATTTTTGTAATTCTTTATTAGTGTTTTCTGTTGGTCTAGCATTATTTATGTCTATAAATTGTTTTAGTTCATCAAAGTTAATTCTCCAATCTCTAATATTATCTAAATCAAAATATTTTTTATATCTTGTATCATTAATACATTCATTCCATAATAAATATATTTCATCAGTTTTCATTATATTTGTTTTCGTTTTATAATTTTGCATTTGTGTACTTATCCATAAACATAAGTTTTTATTAGTTTTTAATGTAGGTTTATCATTATTAGTATCCGTAAAGTTTTTAACTTCTTTTAATTTATTTTTCCAATCTTCTTCATTACTTAGAAAATATTGTTTATAGCTAATATCATTAATAAATTCATTCCATAATGAATATATTTCAAAAGTTTTCATAATGCGTTTTTTGTTTTTATAATTTGTTATTTGTGTACTTATCCATAAACATAAGTTTTTATTAGTTTTTATTGTTGGTCTAGAATTATTAGAATCTATAAAATGTTTTAGTTCTTCAAATTTGATTTTCCAATCTCTAATATTGTCTAAATCAAAATATTTTTTATATCTTGTATCATTAATAAATTCATTCCATAAATTATATATTTCATCATTTTTCATAATTTGTTGTTTTTTTTTTAAATTTGTTATTTGTGTTCTTATCCATAAACATAAGTTTTTATTAGTGTTTTCTGTTGGTCTAGCATTATTTATGTCTATAAATTGTTTTAGTTCATCAAACTTAATTTTCCAATCTCTAATATTATCTAAATCAAAATATTTTTTATATCTTGTATCATTAATAAAATTATTCCATGCATTATATATTTCATCGATTTTCATAATTTGTATTTTCTGTTTATAATTTCTTAACTGAACCGACATCCAATTATATAATGCTTTGTTATTGTTTGGTGTTGGTCTTTTCCCATGTTCATCAATAAATTTCTTTACCTTCTCTAACATTTCATACCAGCTAGAAACACCTTTATAACCAATTATCACATTATCTAAATCTTTCTTATCTTTTTCACTATCACAAGCTTTCATAACACCACTATTCTCAACGTCACTACTACACACACGTTTAACTCTTTCATATGTAAATCGCAAATCATATTCCTTAACATGTTTCATAAATTCCGCTGTTTGGTTATACTCATCACACCATAAAAACACACTAGCAATCTTATTAGGATTCTTCTTATCTTTCCTATTTGCACGGCATAATCGCTGGATATTGCGGATTTTGCTTTTGCTAGCATATGTTATAAATATACTATCACATTCTGGAATATCAATACATTCATTCAATATATTAACCGAACAAACGAACGCTATTTCTCTAGCATCTTTAAAAGCTCCTAATTTATTCTTCCGTTTTTCAGGGCTGTCATTAGATGTTATTGTATCACACCAACAATCTATAGCCAAATAATTTTCGCATAAATCCTTAATTATATTCATCATCATATTACATTCTTCTTGTTCAATACAATAAATTATACATTTTCTAGAACCAGTTCCTAGACATCCTCGCAATATAAACCGTGATTTAACAAGCATTTCACGATTATAATCTTTAACCTGTAATTCCGTTATAACATCTTCAATACCAGTATCTTGTTTTATAGCCATAGTGGGAACATATACAAAATAATCGCAAATATAACCTTCTTCAATAGCTTTACCCATTGGAAATGAATAATCCACTTCACCGAATATTTCACAATCAATATCCATACCATCTGCCGTTTCATCACTTTCTTCAAATAATCGTGGCGTTGCAGACATAAACATTATTCTAGCATCACTATGTAATAAACGATACATCGGTGTTTTAACTTTTTCAATACTTTCTGAATTATCTTCTTCTAGATAGTCTTCTTCACCATCATCACATAAACTGTCACTTTCCATTTCCGAATCACTGTGTTTTTCATTTTCTTCATCTTCCACTGAAATATCATCGTCTTTCATAGATTCTATATCATCATCTAGATAATCTTCGTCTTCGCTATCGAAATTGTATGCGTCGTCATAAGGTATATTATGGAATTCATCAATAATGAAATAGCCATTATTAAGTAATTTTATATCAAATAATTTCATAATTATATCTACCGATTTATAAGTAACAAACAACGCATGTTTGCAAGTATCATCTGCTAGAATAGTTTGTAATTTATCTATATCACGAATACCATCACTATCAATTATATTGCAGTGGTATTCTGGTAATTGTTCATTAAATCGTGCCATATTCTGTTCACAAAAGGCTTTTAATGGGCTAATGAATATAACTAGATCATAATGGCTAGCTAGCATAATAGCTATTAAGGTTTTACCCATACCACATGGTAATTGTAAAACAGTGCGTTGTTTATCTTTCAATGCATTATAAGCATTTAATTGATAATCATATGGAGTTAATGTAAATGTGGAAAATAGTTCTATATTTAATGGTATTGGCACTTCTGTTTCTACTTCTAATTCTAGAGATGTATTTAAAATGTATTCTAGAGTTATTATTGGTTTTTCAGCAGGTTTTGCAATAGTGTTGCTAGATGGTTTAGTTGTTTCTATTTTCGAATTGGATATTACTGGTTCTTCATATGGTTTATGAATATAATTAATACGTGGATTAGGTTTACGTGCTTTTAGATTTTCACTAAGTTTGGAAGTATAATAAAGATCTCCAAACATTTCAGGATTATCGACTAGCATTAATGACCAGCCGGCAATATCTTCAAATTTAATGTGATTTTTCCCAGCATAATATTTACATTGAACTAGATGGTTTTCATTGTTAGGTGTGATCATAAAAATATCACACCCGATATCGGGTAATTTGTTTATACGGTTAGCTTTGCGTTGTTTGCGATGTTCATTCCAATTGCCAATTAAACCTACATCACACATTACTTCTTCAGGAATATTAGACCATAACCAGGCATTACATTTTGGAATTGATTCAAATAGATATGCTAGAATATAGTTTTCATATAAATCACCTTTTTCTTTGGTGTTTTTGTATTGTTTAGTAATGACTTTATTTTTTTCCATACTTAATTATATATTTGTTTTTTAGTTTATAAATATTTTATTAAGTTGTTATATTGTATATAAGTTCAATTTTTTATCTTTTGCTAGAATACAAAATTAAAACAATATAATAAAAAATATAATTAAAAAATCAAATAATATTCCAACCTTGGTCGGAAAAATATCTAAATATAAAATAATAATGACTCAACAACTATCTCTTCAAGATTATTTAAAAAAATTTACTCCAATAAGTGACAAATTTATAGATGATTTCTTTGGTCTTTATGACGAAAATACCGAAAATACCGATGATACCGATTTTGTAATTAATATTGATGTAATATCAAAATGGCTACTATTGAGAAAAGATTCTATAAAAAAAACATTATCAGAAACATATCGCGAAAATATTGATTATAAGGTATCAACCAATAAATCAACTACTGCAGGTAGACCTTCTGAATCCATATTTCTAACACCTGATTGTTTCAAACGTATTTGTATGCTTACAAAATCAAAAAAAGGTGAAGAAGTTCGTTCTTATTATATCCAGCTAGAAAAACATATTGACAAATACAAAGATAATATTATAAACGATTTACGGAATCGTGTAAAAGTTTTAGAACGTAATATGAAACCCATAGAAATACCTAAAAACGAAGGTGTTATATATGTATTAAAGACTGATAATGATGTATCACTAAATGACGTATATAAAATAGGTTCTACAGAAGATTTCAAAACTCGTTTAACAACACATCATACTAGCCATGCTGATAATGTTGAGGTTAGTTATGTATATAAAACTAGTGATGTAAAAGGTGTTGAAAGATGTTTGAAGGCAGTATTGAAAGAAAAACAATATCGAAAACGTAAAGAATTTTACCAAATTGACATAGAATCACTTAAAAATATAATTAGTAAATGTGGTGATGCATTATCATTAGTTAAAAAAACAAAAACTAATTCAAGTAAATCTTCGAAAAACATTAAAAATATTAAAGGCGGTGGACATAATGATAATAATGATAACGCGCAAAATTATTACATTTATTTACATAAGGACAAATAGATAAATTTTTATTAATATCCTTTAATCGAAACCAATATGCGCTTATGAGTAGCCTTGTTATGCTAATTCGGCTATTAGCATTGCTCATTTATGATGTTATAATTTATATAGTTGATTACAGGATAAAATTGAAATTTAAAAAATATATAAATTATATTCATATAGTAAATAACATAATTATAATATTATAGAATGGATAGTGAATATTATGAAGTTATTAATAAAAATTATGAAAAAATACTAAAAGAAAATGAAGAATTAAAGAACAAAGTTAGAGAATTATCAGCAGTGAAAAATACGTTAATGGCAATTATTGAGCATAAGGATAAAACAATTGAGGAATTACTACGTGAAAATGCAGAATTAAAATTACGTATTGCAGTATTAGAAAAAACTTTGAATGATACCAAGAAAGAACTAGAGGATACTAAACAAGAACTAGAAAAAACTAAACAGGATTTGGCTGAAACAAAAGTTGAATTAACAACTGTTAAAGATAATATAAATAAAATAATGAATAATACATTATATAAGAAAATTATAATGGGAATTCAAGATTATAATGCAATAGAATTGCTAGAAAAGAAATTAAGTAATCCAACAGAATTGCAATATTTACGTGATGATAGAGTTGATGAATGCCATTATATAAATAAAAAACAAAATCCGTCGCAACAAGAAAAAGATATTAAAATTAATATACTTATTGATAAGATTAATACAGCACCAAAAGATATTATAGATATGTTTGAAAATATGTATCCAGGATTAATACAATTACTTATAGCAGAACAATTTCTAGATAAAAGAACTGTAATTGAAGATGAACGTATTATTAAACGTGCAAATGCATGGTGGACTATATAATTATGTTGGTTAGAAAAAATATATAACAATCTATTCCTTTTCTAGATAAATATAATATCCGCCTTTTTGTTCATTTTTCTTTATTTTTTTTTTTGCTGATAAAGTAGCATTATTACATACTTTGAATAATTTGGATATATCATCAATATCGATTTGATAAAATTCCTTGTATTTTTTGAATTGCCTTTCCTTAAGATATTGTTTAAGACAAGTTTCTACGTTATTAATATCTGTTGTTTTATATACTTTTACGATTTTTATATTGTCAACATGAGAACTTTGATGTGTTTTTAATCTAGATTTAAAGTCTTCAGTTTTACCGATTTTATATACGCCTGGTAAATTCAAATCGGTATTAAGAATATATATAACACCACCTTTAATATCTTTCTGTTGTGGTGTATGATTTGTTATATATTTTTCTATAATAACATCTTTGTATTGGTCAATGTGTTTTTCGAGTTCTATGAAATATGTACGAACTTCTTCAGCTTTTTTAGTTCTACTAACCATACATAATCGTTTCATGCAATCAGGTGTAATCATAACTTTTGAAGAAGGTCTTCCGGTTGTACCATCTTTAGAAATAGTTTCGATGTAATCAATATTTTTAGTATATGAATTTACAAGTGTAGATTTAATAGTGCTTTTTCTAGCACCTAACCATGTAACTAATATTTCCAAATCAATAACAAATTCAGTATCCTTAGTATTATACTTGTATAAATAAAAGAAATCATCAATAAATTTATTGTTAATTGTGGAAAACTTTTTTAAATAATCGAGATTAATAGTTTTATTTAGATCATTATTTTTCATATTATTATCATTATCATTATCATTATCATTATTACCATTCAAAAACTTATTATTATTTACAATACCACGTTTAACTGTTATAAAATTACCAATATTTTTAAACACGCTTTCAATTTTATCCCTATTTTTACCCCATATTAATACCTTTGCTATTTTTTCAACACCATTAATAATTCTATTTGCACGGCTTATTCGCTGTATTATATTAGTTGGATTATTATTAGGATTTGTTAAAAATACACTATCACACTCTGGAATATCAATACCTTCATCTAATACATGAACATTTAACATTATACTTATTTTAGTTTTATTATTCCTAAATTTAGTTAATGATTCATTGCGTTTGGTCTTACTAGTATTGTAATTAATACTATATACTGCTAGTTTTAATTCATGATATATATTTACTAGTTTTAGTATATTTTCGAAATGTTCCGCTTCGCGAACTGTTTTGAGATATACTATACATTTTTTAATATCTAAATTTTTTATACTTTCTAGCAAGAAGAAAGCTTTGTAAATTAATTTTGTTTTTTCAATTACTGTTTTATCAAATTTAATATCATCAAAATATTCAACAATCTTATCAGCATTAGGATAGTAAAACTGTGACTCACAAATGTATTTATTTCTAATTGCATCATCCCATGATAATTTATATTTTACAGTTCCGAATATATTTTCAATACCATCATAACCTTCATATTTTTTAGGTGTTGCAGATACAAATAATATTTTATATTTACTATTAGATAGAATTTTATAAACATCATTACCAGAATCACTTATCATTGCATTACTTAAATTATGACATTCATCTATTATAATAAAAATAGACCCTGTTAACTTATCTAGCAGTTTATTAACAATATCACATGAATCGAAAGTACATCCGATAATATTTTTAGTACCGAATTTAATATTTTCAATCTTTCTATTACCGTCAGAATGAATAGTATTAAATACAACATCATTTGTACTATCTCCTTGAGAATAATAATTCTTATAATGCACCATTAACTGATCGGTAGTAGCGATTAAAGGGCTAATAAGTATGATATTATCATAATTTAGTGATATTAGATATGTTACTAGCGTTTTGCCAGTTCCACATGGCATTTCTAATATACCGCGGTTCACCTTATCTAGCTTATTAAATGCTTCTATTTGATAATCACGTGGTTTTATATCTTCATTACTAATTTTTACCATAGGTAAATTGGTATATTTTATTTTTTTCATACGACATTCTATTTGACTAGATAATACACCAGAATAATATAATATAGGTGATTGAATATTATTTTCAGCTACATAATTATAAAAACCGGCTAAATCGGATATTGAAATAGTATTATCAATACCAAGTGTAGAATAATGTTTGCATTGAATATGATCATATGTATTATCATGTCTTTGTGCTATGATATCACATCCAATATCATCACAATTGCTAGATAGATCTTTTATAAAACCTAATTCCATTAGAATGGTTTTAGGTATACATTTCCATAACCAAACATTTTTATATGTATTTTTAATAATCTTTGCAACATATTCTTCGTATTCATTACCTTGATCTAGTAAACTTTCCATTTTTTACATATATATTCAGATAAAAGTATCACTTTATATTAAAATAATAATAGTTTTTTAGAAATTATAATTAATTTCTTTTATGAATTATATTATTTATAATTTATATTGCAGTATATTTAAATACTGTTATCCTTCAAAATTAACAAAAAAATATAAAAGAATATAATTTTCATAAATATTAATTTTTTTCATTTATCCAAGTTAAATTTTAAGTTCTGCTAGAATAATATGTCTACACCTGAAAAAGAATAGGGATTAAAACACCAGTATCCTTTAACCGACTAGGATTTTTTAAAATCCCTTAGTTCGGTTATGCAGATAGCGGTGAAAACCTAAAGGTTTCCACCTATATTGCATCCCTAACTTATAGGTGTTATAACATAGGTTTGCTTCAGCAAACCGCTGTTAAAACAGTGACTGATTGCTTAGCAATCAGTCTTTGTTATAACACCTATAGTCGTTTAAGGGATATACCCGTAATGCTAATAAACGTTATTATGAAAAGAAAAAAGAAACTGATCAGGAATATATTGAAAAATTACGTGAAATATCTAGAGAATGGAAAAAATAACATCGTGACGAACATAATAAATACATGCGGGAGTCCTGTTAGGACAACCTTAAGCGCGCAGCGCTTGCGGGAATATAGAGCACGTAAGAAAACAGAAGTGGTAAATATAATGAAAAACAAAGTATAGACGAAATTGAAAAAGATGGTATTCTAGAATGATTTATTTACTATTTGAACTCTTATGTTTCCGCATTTTTAATGACCGTTTAGAAGTTTTGTGCTTACGAGTTTTTCGGCTTTTTTTATAATTACGTCTGCCACCTGAACTTAAACTTAAAGGTATTTCTATTGCAGGTTTTGTGTCCATTTCATCATCTTGAGGTTTCATTTCAAACTCCATATTGATTTGTTTTTCTAAATATCTTCCGAAATTACTAGTTTTTATTTTTACTGTAAATGCATATTCTCCATTAAAATAATAATTAATTTTAAACTCGCCTCTTGCGATTAGTGTATGTACAATTTTGCTGAACATTTCGTCTTTTAAATTTTTTAAATTATGAATTTCATCAACAGTAAAATTGGAATGTGGAAAAATTTCACATTGCCATAAATTATCAGAATTTTTTATTTTATAAAATATATTTTTTTCACTGTTACCCCAATCAATCCATTCTGCTGAATAAAATCTATAACCTTCTATAGTTAAAAACATACGTGGTTTACAACTTTTTATATTTGCGTATAACTCTTTTATTTTTTTATATTCTTCAGAGTTTTTACCAACAATCATAGATCTATCTACTAAAAATGTTCGTATTTTATTAGGCATATAATCTCCTGATAGTACGATAGAGTTTGGAGAATATGTAGGTTCTTCATCTTCTAAACTTAATTCATAAGCTGCTGCCATTTTTCAGATTTTTATAATTTGAATTAAAATATTGAATAATTTTATTCTTAATTTTATGAAATATTTTTTTTTTTAATTATTTATTATTTATTAATTTTTATATTTTAATAATGTCTTCCAATTCCTTCAATTTCTTTTTCATATATATCACCTTTTGCTTTGGTAGTTTCTGTGTTGCTAGATACTTTTTTCTTTATTATTATGGTTTTCTTAGGTTTGGTAATGTCCATTTTCTATATATATTGTTAATAAAATGATAATTTAGTTTTTCCAAGTTCAATTTTCTAAGTGTTGCTAGAAAGAATGTAAAAAGAAAATATGTTATATCTTTTCTAATTTAATGTTGTCAAATTTAAGCACTTGGTATAGAATAATACGACGGTCTGCAAATAGATAAATTATTATACCTATTACAATTAATGCAATTATAACAATACAAATAATAATACTTGTATTCATTGATGAATTTGAATTATTATATTCTGTTTCAGTTTTATTATTTGGTGCTGTTACAGTTGTAGTTGTAATTGCTGATGTATATATAGTTGTAGTTGTAGTTATTAGTTTAGTTGTTGATTTTATTGTTGGTGTCGATAAAGTAGTAGTAGGTTTAGTTGTTATTGACGTTGCTATTGAAGTTGTTATTGGTGTTTTTGAAGTTCCAAATTTACCTGTAATACTTGTAGTAGTAGTACTAGAAGTATTTTGTGCACATGTAATATTTGTTAATGAAGCAAATAGAACAATTAATAATGGAAATATTAGACTCATAATGTATTTTTATTTATTTTTAGTATATATTCTATCAAAAATCAATTTTTTATATGTTATATTTAAAAATAAATGTTTCAAAAATAGCAGATTGTGATATAATAATAATTAATTTTATAATGTAAATATGCTTATGTTTCAAGTAATTTATTAATTAAGTTTTGCGAAGTTAAATATCCTAAGTGATGCTAGAAAGAAAAACATAAAATAAACATTAAACCTATTGATTTATTTCAAACATTTTTAATAATTTTATAAATATCCGAAAGTGTAAATATCATAAGTATTATAATTATTATAATTATTATAATTATTATAATTATATATTAAAATAGTATTGCATTTTACAATGGTATTTAACTTTACAAATTTCTTTTCACAAGATGATATATCATATATCAACCAACTACCTGAAGTTCTAGCGGCCAAATCTAAAGTAGATGCAAACTCATATAACAATAAAGAATCTTTTACTATTACACTAACTGATTCGATAAAAGTGAGTCTAGAAACACATATGGGTTTAAATTTATCCAATGTATCTACTATACCTATGCGATGGATTAAAGGTGATACTAAACCACATATTGATATGGGTTCAACAAGTTTTAATAATACTTATCTAGTATATCTTAATGATAGTCCTGGTGAAATTATTATTGATTCTGAACATTATCCTATTACTGCAAATACTGGATTTATCTTTAATGAAGGATTAAAACATGAAACGCAAAATACAGGAACAACACTACGTCTTTTACTAGGTCCAATGAATGAGTGTGCCAATCCAGTTGGAGCTCCAGGTACAATCCTATATTATACTAATTATGCAGACGCTTATGCACAAAATGGTAATTATATAGCAATTCAAATGAATACATTTGTTCTAGGTGATACTCCTAATTTTAGTTTCGGAAGTATTGATTCCTATACTACTTGGAGAGTTGCGTATGTATATGGTAGTCCTCCACCAACAGGGGTTTATAATAATGGCTTTGATTTAATAACACTTGGTCTAGGTTATTATACTTATTTAGTATATCCATCTACACCTTGTTTTTTAGAAGGAACACAAATATTATGTAATATTGATGGTAATGAAACTTATATTCCAGTAGAAAATATTAAACCTGGAACACTTGTTAAAACAAGTAAAGATGGTTATAAAAAAGTTGAATTAATAGGTAAAGGAACTATTCAAAATCCTGGTACAGATGAACGAATTGAAAATCGACTTTATAAATGTTCAACTAATGAATATCCAGAACTTAAAAATGATTTATACATTACCGGATGTCATTCAATTCTAGTTAATTCATTAACAAATAAACAACGAGAAGAAACTATCAAATCTCTTGGCAAAATTTATATAACTGATAACAAATATCGACTAATGGCATTTGTAGATGAAAAGGCACAACCATGGAATTCCCAAGGTAATTATACTATATGGCATTTTGCACTAGAAAATGATGATTATTATATGAATTACGGTGTATATGCAAATGGATTATTAGTAGAAACAAGTTCTAAAAGATATATGAAAGAATTATCTAATATGTCTTTAATTCAATAGTTCCAAATAAAATTAAAAAAAATATTAAATTTAGACTAAGAGGTTTACATCTTGAAAAGAATAGTGTTTTCAACCGTTACTTAAAACTTGATATTTCTTGATAATGCCAATAATAGACTATTTCATACGAATTATCAGTTTTCTGAGTTTTTTGTAGATGGGGCCAAGAACGGGATAAAAGCTAACATAAATTAAGCTTTTAAGATTCCCCCATTGTACATGTTAATTGAAGCATTAACATCACGACCAAGTACATACTTACAATTCTTATTAACACATTTATAAGTTTTACTTAATCCTACATTTTTATTTT